CAATTCCGACACCACCGCCGCATATAGTTGCACGTTTTAGCGTACATCAAGAGCCGCCCCGATCTAGTAGAAAGTTGCATGAAAAAAACTGTGCATTTTGCCGATTGATATATATTGTGTTTGTCTGTATAGTATTAAACAGAAACAGACAAACACACGCAACGAAAGGAGCATAAAATGACAGTAAGCGACATTTTGCAGTTGTCTGCCGCTGGCTTTAGCAAGGCAGAGATCCTTGCAATGAGCAACGCAGACACCGGAAAGCATGAGCAGAAAGACGATGGAGCAAAACCCGAAGAGAAAAAGGAGACAGTAGCAGTATCTGCCGACTTTGCAAAGGCATTAGACGAGATCAACAAAAGGCTCGATGCCTTAACACAGACAAAAGCAGAACCGGAGAAGAAAGAGGAACCCAAGAAAGACAACACGGACATGTTAGCGCTTTTGCAGTCTATGAACGTTGCTGGCCAGCGCTATGATCTGCCGCCGCAGTATACCCCCGAGGATGCGTTGGCGGGTGCATTGGATGCAGTTATGAACGGTGCAAAGAAAGGAGATGTAAACAATGGCAAATAGTTTAACACCGCGTGACGCTCACGCAATTTTAGAAGCCGTAGTTAAGCAGGCAACCGGTGAAAAAATCAGTATCTTAGATACAAGCACCTTTACAGCAGTTGGTGAAAAGCTTCTGCGCTCTGGCACAGAGAATACACTGAATGCGATCAGTACAGTACTTGCCAGAACGATCTTTAGTGTACGCCCTTATAAGTCGCGCTTTGCAAGTCTCGAAGTAACACCGGAGCGCTGGGGAGCACAGATTAGGAAAATCATCACTCTCTACGTAGAGAGCGAAGCATCTACTGACTACAACACAGAGACTACACCCACCCAGTTGGCAGACGGTAATAGTGTGGATATGTACAAGATCAAGGCTCCCAAGGCGGTACAGCTTAATTTCTACGGCACACAGAAATTACAGAAGCATATTACCATTTTTCGTGATCAGTTGGCACTGGCGTTTCGTGACGAGACGGAATTTAACCGCTTTATTATGGCGGTCATGGTGCAGTTTAGTAATGAGATCGAACTGTTGAACGAAGCAAAGAGCCGTGCAACATTGCTTAACTTTATGGCTGGTATTTCCAGCATGGGGCTCACTGAGGTCGATCTTACAAAGGAGTTTAACACAGAGAACGGCACTACTTACACCCGTGAAGAGTTGCTGTCTGCGGCACACCTTGAAGATTTTATGAAGTTTACCGCATCCACGATCAAGATTTATTCCAGTAGACTTGTGGATATGTCGGAACTCAATCACGCACAGATTACCGGACAGGCAAAGATTTTGCGCCATACACCCAAGGGTAAACAGAAAATGTTTATGTACGAACCCGTATTTATTAAGACACAGGCAACGGTCTACAGTAGCATTTTTAACCCTGAGTATCTTGATATCGGATCATTTGAGGGTGTAAACTACTGGCAGAGCCAGACTAATCCAACGGAGATCAAAGTCACTCCCAACATTCTGGACGTTGCTACGGGTAACAGCAAGACAGCAGAAACGACTGTGGATCTGCCTTATGTACTGGGTCTGCTGACGGATGAAGAAGCGGTTGGAGTTATGCCGCAGTTTGATTATTCCAGCACAACGCCTTTTAACTCTGCTGGTGGTTATTACAACAACTTTATGCACTGGCGTTTTAACAGTTTTAATGACTTTACAGAAAACGCCGTACTGTTTGTTATGGGTGCTGGTGGTCCCGCTGATAAGCAGTAATGTGGAGGGTAAACATGGGAGTAAACGACATTGTAACGATCATCAGCACAGTAGGTTTTCCGATCGCGGCTTGCGTGGCGCTCTTTTATCAGAACGCCACTCAGCAGAAACAGCACAAGGAAGAAATGGACGGAATCAAAGAAGCGCTCAACAACAATACACTGGCTTTGCAAAAGCTGGTAGACAAGATAGGAGAGTAGAAAGATGAAAACATCCCAACGAGGTATTGACTTAATAAAAGAATTTGAGGGTTTGCGCTTGACTGCGTATAGGTGCCCCGCTGGGGTGTATACCATCGGTTACGGTCATACACGCGGAGTTACGCGTGGTATGAAGATTGCAGAGGAAGAAGCAAGCGCGTTTTTAACCGCTGATTTACGCAACAGCGAAAAGGCAGTAGAACGCTATGACGGTATCTATCATTGGAATCAGAACGAGTTTGACGCGCTTGTATCTTTTACTTTTAATTGCGGAGCAACTAACTTACGTGCTCTCCTACGTAACGGACGGCGTAACCGCTCACAGATTGCCGCAACATTGCCCTTGTACCGTAAGGCAGGTGGTAAAGTCCTCAAAGGATTAGAGCGCCGCAGAGCCGCGGAAAAAGCTTTATTTTTAGAGAGGTAACAAACATGGAAATAAAGTTATTTAAAACGTTATCACCGCGTAAGAAACTGGTGAAAGAATTAACGGACGGAATTACACTGACGGGAACATTGCGGGGTCAATCCTCTGTAATGTCCCCGTCTATACAAATACAAGATATTGCAGTAATCGGATATAACTACTGTTATATTCCAGACTTTGGGCGCTACTACTATATCAATGAGATAAACGCTCTGCGCGCAAACTTGTTTGAGTTGTCTTTAGGGATTGATGTTTTAATGACTTATGCATCAGAGATACGAGGGAACTACGCCATAGTTGACAAGGTAGAAAACTTTGGGGTGGCTTTTAACTACATTAATGATGGTAGCTGGATCAACACAAATAGAACCGATCAAAGTATTATTAATTTTGCAAATGGTTTTAACGATAACGGGGAGTTTATCTTAATTACGGCGGGAGGAATGGAGTAATGGGACAGTATAGATGGTACGATGTATTAAGCGAGATCACCAAGGCAGAGCGCAAATACAACATCAGAAACCCGAATTGGGATAATGGTTTTCCCAGTGTATTCCGTGACTATGGGTTTGCACCGGTAGATACTAAAGGTGATTGGTGGACTAGGATTCCCGATGCACCAGAATTACCTATTATCTACGGTGTACCTACGACTACATCTTACACAGTACCAACCGGAATCGGTACTACAACTACTACGGGTTTAATAGATACCGTAAATGTTATAAGTGATGCAACTTTTGAAGAGATTCCCACAGGAGGAACGGTGGCAACAGTAACCACAGCGGGAGTAGCCACAAGCGTATCTAGTGCCGTAGGCACTGCCGCGGTGGGTGCCGCTATAGGGTTTGGTGTCGGTGTAGCATCATTTGAAGCCGCACCAGAGTTCTGGACAAAAGTTTCTAATGCCGTATTCGGAACAGACCTTGACCCTACAGAGATTGCACTAATGACTAAAGATACAAACGCTCTAGTTGTTATAAAAGACGGGATTGTATATATGGCACAAGATATGGTCGAAGCTATCCGCAATGCGTTTTTTGACAATGGAGCAAACGACACTTATTTAGTACCCTACAAACCAGATCAAACGCCGCCCGCAAGCGGTGAAACAATAGATGTTGAAATAGCATCATACCCTACTACAACGCCACTTAGTGAAGACGATTTTAAAAATGTTTTTAGTGAGTTTAATATTGATTGGAACAGCCAAACCACTGTACTAGCGCAATTTAGGGATATGGTAAGCAACGCCGCAAATGGTTTTTTCCATTATCAGCTAACAACCAGAATTACTAAAAATAGCGGTAGAATATATAAATCACTACTTTTTGATGTTGCCGCTTATCCATACCCTAACTCAGCACCAACTTTACCATTTACGGGTACACTCGAAAAAAAACTTGATTCCGACGGAAAAGTATACTATCAGGGCACAGTAAACAGGAAAGCCTATTATTATTACAATTATGATTTTACTTATGATACCGATTATAACGGCTTTACTGTATACGCAAAGAGTTCACGTAGATCGTCTACTACCTATGAATTAGGCGTGTCACGTACTCAGATTGACAGTGATATATATACAGGAGATATTTATTTTAGAAGTTACTGGAATGCAACAAATGAGGGTGTAGCGGGCATTACCCCAGACGGTACGCAAGGTACGAAAGATCAACCATTATCCGTGGTATTCCCCGATTGGGTAAGCAATGCTATCGAAACGGTTGCGGGGGACGGAAAAACCAAAGTTAAGTGGTTACCTGTTTCTATTCCCAACACAGATCCCTTAATTAACGGCAATCCATTCACGGGAGATAAAGCAAGAGAGGGTACATTACCCGATAACTACACAGAGACAGCAAATCAGTTGGGAGAACAGGCAAAAGAGCAGACAAAAAATGCACCGTCGTATCCTACACCACCGATAACCCCCGTTCCCGACGTAACCCCTACCCCTACACCCCCCTCGATCTCTGGTGGAGGTGGAAGTACAACAGGGTTAGCAAACCTTTACAACCCGACGTTAGCGCAGGTCAAAGAGTTTAGCCGCTGGCTATGGGGTTCGGACGGTCTTAACCTTGACCAGCTTAAAAAGCTGTTACAGGATCCCATGCAAGCGATCATCGGTATGCATATGATGTATGCCACACCAACTACAGGGGCAAACCGAGATATACAAGTGGGTTACATTAATAGTGGTGTATCAAGCAAGATCGTTACAGAGCAGTACACGGAAATAGATTGCGGTACGGTTACGATCAGTGAATACTTTGGAGATGCCCGCGACTACTCACCGTTTACCCAAGTTTATTGTTATCTGCCATTTATCGGCATTGTAGAGTTAAACGCTGATGATGTAGTTAATAGCACGCTGGGAATCAAATACAAGATTGATGTACTCACGGGTTGTTGCCTTGCTCAATTAACCGTCAAAAAGTATGGACTGGATGCAGTGCTCTATACCTACACTGGTAATTGTGCAGTACAAATGCCGATCACCAGCGGAAACTACTTAAGTACAGTGTCGTCGTTACTGGGAGCAGTAGTAAGCGGAGCCGCCGCGGTAGCAACAGGCGGTGCGCTGGCACCGGTAGCGATCGGAGCGGCGGCGAACGCTTTAGGTGGTGGAGCAAGAGCAAGCGTAGCAATGTCGGGTTCTCTCGGTAGTAATGCAGGAGCAATGGGTATCCGTAAGCCGTATCTTATTATTAAGAGGGTCGAATCTGCCGATGCTAACGGATATAATGAGTTTTACGGATACCCAACAAACAAGCGTGTCAACCTGTCACAGCTAGCCGGATATGTACGTGTAAAAGATATTAACTTATCCGGCACCAACGCAACCGAGGACGAGCAAAACGAGATCGTAACATTATTAAAAGAGGGAGTGATTTTATAAGATGGAATTGCCGATAACCTACGAGCATAATAGTATGTCACAGTACTGGATACAGCAACCCAGCAATGTGCAAGGGCAAAACAACAGCGCAGTCATGTACGAAAAGCGTTACCTATACCAGTTAATCTTTAGTCGTTTCAAGTTCGGACTGCCGAAAGACTGGGATTTGAATTTTTTCCGCTACTGGCTTTTTAGCTGGGGTAGTATTGCGGTCATGTATACGCGGGAATATGGCTGGATATGCGCGCCGTACTCTGTTAGTCAGATTAACATGTACTGGAATCCGAAAGAGATCATTGTTACTAACAGCTATCTCACCAACCCCAAGTATGGAGTGATAGGTGTAAACAGCGGCATCATTAAACTATTTGACGACTACGGAGGAATGGACGACATCGTGAGACATTACGCCGTAAAGCTTGCTCAGATTGATCGGTGCATAGACGTTAATCTGATGAACGCCAACGTAACAATGTATTTTGAAGCACGAAACAAAAAGCACGCACAGGAGATAAGAGACTTATATGCACAGAGTACACAGGGAGAGCCGCTTGTAGTTGCAAACGAGAGTGTTACAAAGGGTAAGCAGATCGATACTCTGTACAAGGATATTAAGACAAACTATATTGTAAATGATCTGTTACAGAGTAAGCGAACGATCATTAACGAGTTTTTAACAAAGATAGGTATTGCAAACGCCAACTACGACAAACGCGAACGGTTGAACGCAGACGAGGTGACCCAAAACAATGAAGAGACAAAAGCAATGATAAATGTGATCTATGATAACATCAAAGAGGGCATTGCAGAGATAAACGCAATTAGTGGTCTGGGAATCACCGTAGAATTGACGGAGAGGGGGGATAGTAATGATACAGCCACGGATGACACTGTACGGAATGTATAAGTATGATCCTACGTTATTTGACGGAATGATCTTGCCAGACGGTATGGATAAAACGATTATGGCAAATCAGATCATCAGACAGAGCGGCGATTTATTCCCATACTACCAAGTACCACCAGAGGTCAAGACCGCTATCACAGAATGGTTTACACGCCGCAAGGATAACTTTGCGAAGCTGTGGCAAGGGTTTACAGCGGAGTACAACCCAATTGAAAACTATGACCGACACGAGGACAGCACAGAGACACCGGATATTACTCACACGCTCACAAACAGCGGACAGGATGCTAGCATCAACTATGCGGAGGTACAAGGCTATAACGGTACAGACTACGTACCTAACAGCCGCACCACATCAGGCGGCACCAGCAGTACCAACGGTACAGACAAGGAGAGCGGCACAAGGACATATACCAGCCGGATACATGGTAACATCGGCGTGACCACAAGTGCACAGATGTTAGAGGGGGAGTTGACATTGCGCAGGAGCCTTGATATTTATGCACTGATTGCCGCAGAGTTTGAGACGGACAACTTGATACAAGTATATTAAGGGGGTGAGAGTATGCCATACACAAACGATAGTTGTTTAGGCGGGTACGAGTACCCATACAACAATAGTACCCAGCCTAACCTTGACTGGATGCTTGCGAAGATTAAGGAGTTAGAGGGTAAAGTAGCAAACCTCGAGCAGAGAGTTACAGCGTTGGAAAGCAAATAGGGTAAAGTAAAAGAGAGTAGATTTCCGTCTACTCTCTTTTTGTAGGGATATATGACCGTCCAAGTCACGCTCTACCGCTTCCGGCGGCTGGACTATGAGCAATCCCCATAAGCATATTATAGTAGTAATAGTGCACAAATGCAAGCAGTTTTTTTACATGTAAATTTGTGCATTATTCAAGCAGAAAGTGCTTGCGTTTTTCATGTAAGAAGTGTATTATAATACTTGTAAGGAACAAGTACACAACGCAACGCTACATAGTAATACAATAAATAATAACAAGCTGACCTAGCGGCACAACGGGGAGAAAGGTCAATAGTTATGGTTATAATAAAAACTGATGAATATGCGCACAGCTTGAAGCCAGAGTTTATAAGGAGAGTAGTCATTGAGGGAAGAGTAAGAACCAGAAACGGCTACGAGTACAAGAGACACGAATACGGAAACACAGGCAACTACTTTATCACGCGGAAAGAGCCGCTAACTGGTGATGAAAAGATCATATGTCATATAGAGGTGAGAAAATGAGCGAAGAAGAAATTAAGGAATTGATACAATCCACTCTGGAAGAAAGCGGGTACATGTACACGTTGGGTATGCTTAAGGGCATGTATAAAGCAGGGGCATTTAACGTGGTAGAGTGGTGTACATTAACAATGTATTTACAAGATTTGCAAATGGCAGATCTAGGCTAGCGACCGTGAACGCGGTGCGGGGAGTGTGCAATGGCTCCCTAGCCATTCGCCAAAAGGGCGAGGAAAGAGGTAGAAAAATATGAAAATCACAAAAACCATCAACACAACCATTGTATCAACAGTAGTATTAGAGGTGGAAGACGGACACCCCGAAATGAGAGCCAAAGATATTTTGCTTTATTCCTGTGATCCATTATCTAATGATAAGATTGCTAAAGAAGTACGCAAGATTGAACCCAAGGCGGTAATCTTATCCGTAGAACAGCACGCAAACAAGTATGCAGTAGATATTGAGGAATTTGTCAAGATCGCACACGTAGAGCAGTAACACGCCTTATGGTCGGAAAGGTGGTGAGAATATGTGTAGACCATGGGGCAAACTGCCGGACTTGCGACGAGTGTATGACGAGAGCAAGGCAAAGGAGATATTGGAATCGTGCGGACTTAAGTACAGCCATAGTGCCGCAGAATCGCGTTACATTTCAAAACGGATTGGATACGGAATCTGCGAGTTGTATTCCGGTCACTATGGTACGGGAGTTATCGTCCACAGGGCGAACAACAAAGAGATCAATGCTACTCACGGAATTGTAGAATACTGGCTGGAAGAGGGTGATTAAATGGCTAGGAGAGATCAAGCGTTGACAGCGGATGTATACGGAAATCAGTACAGCACAGCGCAGTTGCAAGAAATACGGAGGAAGCTGGCAAAGAGGGCAAACAACTCACTACGCGATCTGGCTAGAAATTCATCCCCGATCACAGGGGAAGTTTATAACAGTTACGGTGCGGCGGTAGATGCTCTGGACTACTTAAAGGCACGGAACCGAAGATATTTCTCGGAATCACTCGCGCTGACAGAAAACCGCACGGTATTAAAAGCAGAGATACAACGACTGCAATATTTCTTAACTCGCCCAAGTCATACAGTTAAGGGACAACGAGAGATCGAGCAGAAAAGGATAGACACGTTTGAGAAAAAAGGTATACATTTTGCTAGTAGCAAGGAGTTTTACCAGTTTCTGAACAGCGGAACGTTCCATAGTTTACGCAAGGCTCAGTACTCATCTGAACAGCTTGTAGAGGACTACGAAAGAGCGAGAGAAAAAGGACTGACACATGAACAAGCAATGGAACGCTTAGAGAGTGCACTTGAGGATTTCAGACAAGGTGAGAAAGTGACGCAGAAAAACGTGTGGAAACATCTTGGTATATCTCCCTTTGACAACTCCAGCAATGAGTAGGCTGGTAACTGTTCCAAGGCTGGACGGTGGTAGTGACGATGTAACCGTGTATGGTGTCAAAGATTTTCCCTATTCAAAACTGGATACCAAGGCGATGAAGTGTAACAACAAACGCAAGTGCGAGGAGTATCTACAAACGTTTGGAGTATACGACATTGAAACAACAACGATCTACAAAGGACACGCGCCTGACTGGATTGTAGCACCGTGGGCTTTTATGTATCACTGGCAAATGTGCGTAGCTGGCTATCTTATCATAGGTAGGACTTGGGAAGAGTGGCTGGAGTTTTTCGATCGGCTGGAAGAGGTTTTGCAGTTTAATGGCAACAAACAGCTTGTAATATACGTGCATAACCTAGGATATGAGTTTCAATTTATGCGAGACTTCTTAAATAGCTACTTTGAGGGCTTTACTGTATTTGCAAGCAAGGCAAGACAGCCGATCACTGTACAGACGGGGCGAGGGGTGCAGTTTCGGTGCAGTTACAAGCTGACTAACATGTCATTGGAAAAAGCCGTGGAAAATGAACTGGGAGTAATGCACGCTAAAGCGGCGGGCGATCTTGATTATAAAAAGATACGTACACCAAAAACACAGCTGACGGATATTGAGACTGGTTATTGTGTTGGTGATGCCATCAGCTTGTATGAGTTGATAGAGCGTAAATTAATCAATGAGCATGACAACCTTGAGACAATACCAATGACTTCAACAGGATATGTGCGGCGAATGTGTAGAAAAGCTTGTAGAAAAGATGGACATTATAGACAGCTTTTTAAAGAGACAGAAATGGACGTATACATCTATACGTTACTGAAAGAAGCTGGTCGCGGCGGCAATACTCATGCCAACCGCTACATGAGCGGAAGAGTGTGGCACAATGCTGATAGTTTTGATGTACAGAGCAGTTACCCTTTTTGTCTATGTACATTTAAGTTTCCGATCAACAAATTTACGCCATACGGGGATGTGGAAACGCTGGAAGAACTGGATGGGCTACTCAAAAAATACGCTTGTCTGTTTCGGATAGTCATACAAAACCCAGTGGTGAAAGAATCTGTAACAATGCCATACATCCCTATCAGCAAATGTATTCATCACGGCGGTAGTTTAAAACTAGATAATGGGCGTATGTTATCTTGTGAGTGGGTACAAATGACTGTTACAGATATTGACTGGGAGATAATCAAAAAACAGTATACGTGGGATAGTTTCGCTGTAACAGATATGTGTACTGCAAAATATGACTATCTGCCGGAGTGCTTAACAGACTGTATACGTGAGGTGTACAAGGGCAAATGCCAACTCAAATACGAAATCGAGCAAGCCGAAGAAGCTGGCGAGGATGCCGGAGACATGCCATATCTCTACGCAAAGACCAAGAACCGCCTTAACGGAATTTTTGGAATGATGTACACCGATCCGGTAAAAGAAGAGAACACACTGGACGAAAATGGCGGATGGATAGTAAACACGCCAGACACCGCAGAAGCACTAAAAAAATTTTACCAGAGCAGAAACAGCTTTCTGTACTACGCGTGGGGAGTATGGTGTACGGCACATGCGAGAAAGCATCTACAAAAATTATTAGACCTAACAGGCAAAGCAACAATATACTGCGACACCGATTCCTCAAAGGCCGTCGGGGCGGATATTGAAGCCATAGAAAAAGTGAATAGAGAGATCGCAGACCTAGCGCGTAAGCGTGGTGCATTTGCATCGGTCGGCGGTAAAGATTATTTTATGGGTGTCTACGAACATGAAAACAAATATCCTATTAAAGAATTTAAGACGTTGGGGGCTAAAAAATATGCTTATGTTGACCAAAAAGGACTGCATTGCACAGTATCAGGAGTGTCAAAAAAGCTGGGAGCCAAAGAATTGAAGAGTATAGATAACTTTCGAATAGGGTTTGTATTTCGTGATGCTGGTGGCATGGAGTTATATTATAATGACAACGTTGGCATACACCAAGAAACTGTAAACGGCTGTACATTTATGACAGCCAGCAACGTGGCAATGATTAACGGAACTTATACACTAGGCATTACAGATACATACGCAGAACTAATAAGTCCCAACGATCATACAATTTTAGAAGATTATAGGAGATTAAAAAATGAAAAAACCCGAGAACGCAAACGCAAACAAAAGCAACATTGAAGAACTCAAGATTGACCGCTATTGTGTTAAAAGAGCCATTACAATAGGCAAGAACGACAGCGTACTTGCCGATGTAGAGATTAATGGTATCACCATTTACGGCATGAGAGTGGTTGAGGGTAAAAACGGAGATTTCTTAAGTTTCCCCCAGAACAAGGGAAAAGATGGAAAGTATTACTCTATCTGCTGGGCTAAACTGTCCGAGAAAGACCAAGCAGACATTCTGAAAGCTATTGAAGATAAGTTGAACGAATGAAAGCCCGATGAAATACCAAGTTGCAAAACGTTTAATTACAGTGATGGCTGGATGACAATTCCCGAGGGAATAGAGGACGAATTACCATTTTATTAAGTTAAACGCTGGGGCATTATCCGCAATGCCCCAGCTAGAAAGGAAAGCACTTGATTATTACATTATGTGGTAGTACTAAATTTAAAGACCGATTCATTGAGGTTAAAAAAAATTTTGAAAGTCGTGGAATAATCGTTGAAATGCCTCCAGTATTCAGTAAGGCAAAACATTTGGGGGGGTTGGAATTTTTATGACGAATAAATTATACTTAAACGTATGGGATTATAAAGACGATGCATTTCCTTTTCAGATATTCACGGGCGCTCGTGGTACTGGTAAGACTTACAGTGCATTATGTGGTGCAGTAGGTATTAAAGAGTTTAACGATAACGGCGGAGAGAAGTTTATACTTATGCGACGTACACAGGACGAACTAGAAAGCCTGTCGGACGGTAAAGCAGGAGAGGGGGCAAACCCCTTTAAGCCGATCAATAAAGCTTACAACCGCAACATCGGACTTGTACCGATCAAAAAAAAGATACATGGCATCTATAACCGCGTAAAAGCTGACGACGGAACAGACGCGCCAAGTGGTGCACCGATTGGATACGGAATCGCATTAAGTACAATAGGTACGGTACGTGGCGTTGATATGCAAGACTGTTCTGACTGTATCTATGACGAGTTTATCCCAGAAAGCCACGTACGGTCTATGCGTGACGAGTTCAGTGCATTTGCTAACGCTTATGAGACAATCAACCGTAACAGGGAACTTGCGGGACTACCGGCACTGCGTATGTGGTTATTATCTAACGCCAACAGGATAGACAACGATATATTCGCAGGACTGGGGATCATATCCGACGTAGAAAAGATGCTAAAAGCTAACAAACATCACAAGTATTACAAAGATAGAGGACTTGCGGTTCATATTATGCCACCCAGCGCAGATTTCATAGAAGAGAAAAGCAAAACGGCACTGTACAAGCTAACCAAGGGTACACGGTTCTATGATATGGCGTTAAATAATGAGTTTGCGTATGATGATTTTTCCTATGTTGGCTATGTTAATATTGCTGGCTATCAGCCGCTTTGTTCTATTGATAACGCATACATTTATATACGCAAAAATTCACATGAGTATTATGTTACTTATGCCCCTTGCAAATGCCGTCACTATGATAGCAGTATAAAAAGCGACATAGTGGCATTTCAACGTGACTACGGAGTTATATTGCATGATCCGTTTGTGTATGGTTGTATCAAGTTCGAGAGTTACGCACTCAAATCTATGTTGATTGATCTGATATTATAAAGGAGTAGTGGAATGAAGAAAATAAAAGTAGAAGAAATTGACATAATTGTAACAGGTAAACCCAACATGCCATATTACGAAATACTATACAGAGAAGCCGGAAAAAGATATTACAGCATCGGTTATGGTTCATACTATATATATAATGTATTCGAGTGGAAAGACAAGTGTTTCCAGCTAGTCGAACCGAAAAAGAATATCTTTAGAAAATTATTTAATTCTGTGAGGCGATAAGATGTTAAAAGTTGTACATGTTAAAGTTCAAGTTTCCAACAAAACAAAAACTAACGTCCCATTGTATGTTATTGCGGAACAAACTATATCTAATTTTTTAAAATAAACAACTTTAATAAAAAAGATGTGACAAATATCCATATTGAGTATGACCCAGTAACACGTAAATATGATGTAGCAATTCAATTTAAAGTATAGCGCCTTTTCTAGGCGCTTTTTCTTTCCCTAAATTCAACTTAATTCATGCAACTTTCTACTAGATCGGGGCGGCTCTTGATGTACGCTAAAACGTGCAACTATATGCGGCGGTGGTGTCGGAATTGCGTATAGGTGTTATCATAGAGTTAACGGCATTACGTATACGAATATACGATCATGTTGTCGGTATTACGTACAAAGGCGTTTGGGGAAACGTGTAGGCTCGGCAGATACCCCGGTAACTTT